TCATGCTTTAGATATAATTTCCTTAGCTTTCTTCATGATCTTACCTGTCTTAGCTGTTATCTGATAAGCTGGCAATCCTGTGCGCTTTATAGTCTCTGCGATACTTAATAACTCAACGTATCTCAAACATAGTAATGCTATGCTATCAGTATCGACTGAATCAAATAACTCATCAAGATTATCTAATAGTTTTAGAAGTCTTGGTAAGCTGCCTAGATCAGCGCCAGTCTTTTCAATATATGACTTTCTGCTTTGAGCGCTTAGGTATAGCGTTCCTCTAAGATACCACCTTACAACATCTTGAGGTCTCCCCCAATAATATCTAACCATCTATTTTATATCCTTTCGTGCTATATTATAAATTCCTAGCGAGTAGGTGTTTTTGCAGTAACATAGTAACAAAGTGCTACAAATGGCTTAACCATAGGGTTAAGTCGTTACTTCTAACAGTAACGTGTTACCGATTTTCAGTAACACTTTTACTTTTTCTGACATTAACAATAAATACCTAGCCAATATAGACTAGGTTTTTTTATTATAATCTAATCACTCAATCCGTCAAGATAAGCTCTTACTTTTTCTTTATACTTTCGTGTACGCTCGTCTTCAAATTGTTTGATAGAACGAGTGACATTAATAGAAGTATCATCATAAGCTGGTTTACTTACTACGCTTATTTCGCCTAATGTTTCAAGTTGGTTGATTGTTCGGATAGGTTTACTTGATCCCTGTTGCCATGAATCGCCACGGTCTGCCACGACAAAACCGAAGCTCATGCCTTTAAGGTTTCCAGCCTTAATATTGTTATAAACATCATGGCCAACTGTTGTATCTGGCATATCCAAAACAAAATGCAAGCCGACTTTATCAATGCTTAACTTTAAAGTTCCTGCATCAACTCTGCCTAGCACATTGGCGTAATCATGGTTATACAAAGCTAATACATCGCTTAGGTCAACATTATTGAGTGCTGTCGGAGCGATATACTCAATAAATGGAGCATTAGGCACCCTTGGCTTATTAAATACAATAGCATACCCTGCAATTTGACCAATGAATCCTGCTTTTTTATTTGCGTCTCTAATTTCTAGTTTGCTATTAATCCCGAAATTAATTTCTGTTTTTTTAGTCATTTAATCCCCTAATCTAAATCAGTCATGATTTTTTCAGATTTTAGGAATGCCATTAATTCTTTTTCATATTGGCTTGCCATTAATCTAACAATTCCAAAGAACCAGTTATTTTTGTGACTTCCGTTTTTTTGAGCAATTAACTTATATAATGGGCCTCGAGAATAAACATTTGATTTTTCTAGTAAGTAATTTCCTGATTCCTGAAGGCGATAACGTTGGTCATCAACTTCCTTGTTATATTCCTTTAGTTTTTTCTTCGTATCTTTAGATAAGGTACTTTTTAATAAATCTTGTTGAATGTTACTTAAATTATCTGCTCGGCTTAATGCTTCTCCGATAGTATCATCAACTTCTTGAGAACTCCAGAAAACATCAAGCTCTTTCTGTTCCTCCGTCAGCCGTTTTTCTAATGTCTCTAGTAATTGCTTAGCGTTATTCAATTCAGATAAGGCTTTGAGTGATTCATCAATATCATCATTTTGAGAATGGTTTTCCATTTTTTCAATTTTGTTTTTTAATTCAGAAATTAATTGATTCGTTTTATCCACTTTTTGAGTGAGTGGTTTAGCTTGTTTTTCGAGTTTGTTTTTTGCTTCTTCAATATATTTTACTTGCATGTTATTTCTCCATTTTCGTTATTTATTACTTATCGGCATTCCACAGAACGCCCAACTTATCGCCTAATGTCGCGATTGCTTGATAAGTTTCTTGGTCTGATTGAAGTTGGTTATCAAAGTATTCTTTTAATGAGAGAAGATTTTCAACTGCTTTATTTCTCTCGTTTTCAGCGACTGGGATTTCTAAGTTTTTTGTTTCGTTGCTCATTTTATTTTCTCCGATTTATATTTTTAAGTCAGGTTTTGTCAGCAAATTCAATTTGTCGGACAGCGTGCTTTTTTCATGTTTTTATTTCCTCTAATAAATTCCTGGCGAGTAGGTTTTTTTGTGGTAACATAGTAACAAAGTGCTATAAACAGCTTAACCATGCGGTTAAAGCTGTAACTTATATCAGTAACGTATTACTGATTTTTAGTAACACTTTTATTTTTTCTTGCGTAAATAACCTTTAGTGACTTTTTTATGTTTCTCATCGTCCCAATAAAACAACCGTCTAAACAATTCCATTTCATTGGCTCGGTGTAAATCAACGGCTCGATTAAACCCTGCGCTATTCGGTCTTTGCGTTGTTTTTATCCATTTTTCTTTGATGTGGTCGGGTAGTTTATTTTCAAACTCTCGCTTAGTAAAGGGTTTCACTCCCTCATCTTCACACCATGCACGATATAAGGCGCTTAGAAAGGCGGTTGGTAGAAAATCACTGACGAACTCCTCAAACATATCATTTACAAAAGCCAATACATTGTCATTGCTGATTTTGAAATCATCTAACAGCCCTTGTGTGGCTTTTGGATCGTCAAACTTCTCAAAGTTAAGCGATAAAGCGATTTTAAGCACGTACTCTAAAACATCTTTGCGTTTAATATAATCATCTTTGATTTTCCAATTGTCATTATCTGCCGTGAAAGACTTGTTAAAGGGAACAATAAGCAAACGTCTGTATGTTCCATTTGACTTGTTTCTAAACTTTGGTAAGAAATTAGTCGATTGAATAACTAGCTTGTTAAATACTGCCAAAGTTGGTTGCTTTCCTTTCGCTTCAATCGGTACTGGGTCGCCAGTAACTACAGAAAAGTAGTTTCCTGCATTGTCTAAGTAACTGACTTGGCTATCATCTCCGATAATACAAGTTTTGCCAACGACTTGGGAAAGGGCGAACCGTTCCGCAAATTGTTCAGCTTTGACACTTGCCACGTTCTCACGTCCGATAAGGTTCATGATGAGGCTTTGGAAAGTTCCTTTGCCGTCATTTCCTTTACCGACTAGCCAAACGCCTTTGCGATAAGAATAGTTGCCGTTGGTACTTGCGGAAATAATCTGCCATAAAAGGCTAACGAGTTCTTTATCTCCACTCATTAAATCAAGTAACCAGTCGTCTACGTTCCAACCGTTAATATTGGGTACTTTTGCCTTGTCATTGTACTTGGTCGCAATGGTTGAAGTAAAAACATACTTAGGACTGAATGGCTCTAATTGTTGCGTTTTCTTGTTAAAAATACCGTTCGCTACTGGGATAAGATGAGCTTCTGCGGTTTGTTGTTTAACCTCTGCTAAGGTTTCAAGTTTAAAGAGGACCTCTTTTGACCGCGCCTGACTGTATGACGGCTCTAGCCAGTAAATGAGCCGATGAAAGAAGTTTTCATTTGTTTCATATATCCCTAGTTCAGGGTTATAAACGCCTAACAGTCCGCTTTGGTGGTCTAATTTGATGACTTTGAGCGTCTTATAGATAATTCTTGCTGTTTCTAAAGGGCTTAATGATTTCGGTGGCTTTCCGTCCTCTTTAGGTGTGCTTAAAAATAGGTTACGGTGTTCAAAGAATAGTTTTCTAACAGCTCTAAGCGTTTGAGTGTTTGCTTTGACATAATCAGGCTGATTAATGATTTCTTTTTCTTGTTCTAACCAGTCTGTCAAACTGTCTTGATAACCTGCGATATTGACGACTTTTTTGCCGTCTTCGCCATAATCTGTGAAGTCCTCTATTTGAGGTTTGGGACTTCTTACGTTTCCCTGTGGTGTTTCTGCCACAAGTTTTTCTAATTGGTCTGTCATGACTTCCTTTCTATTTCATCTTGAATACGCTTTTCCAAATGGTCGCCAGCTCGTCATCAGGTAAGGGCGGACTGGTTCGATTGTTAAAGGTTCGCAATAAGTCCATACAGCTATTATTATCAATACCAATTTTTCTCCAGTAGTGGAGAATGCGGTTCGTGTCATTGTTTCGATTCCCTTTTCGTGCGCCTTGGTTGAATAACTCCCACATTTCAGCGCCATAAGTACGACTGCCTAGCGTTGGGTTCTGTCTTTTTTGTGGTCGCTGTATCATTTCAAGTAACCAGTCAGGACAATCAGAAAGGTTATCAAAAGTGAGTGGCTCGTTAGTTTCTGTATCATTCAAAGGGATATAATCGCCGTCTGTGCGTTTGCTCGGATATATGGGTGTGAAGTGTGTTTTTATCTCCACGCCGTCCGCTAGTTCACTGACAATCGGCTGACTGAATAGCTCTTTGGGAACTTTAAAGAAAACATGCAAGCCGTTGCCTGTGGGTGTCTTTTCAACATAGGTACTTAATATTTCCCCCTCGCTGTGTTCATTCCATAAGCGACTGAATACAGCTCTGCCATTCTGTCCGTTTTCGTGTTGGTCTAAGTCAATACAAATCAAACCGCTATTTCTAAGATTAATCATGATGTTACGGTTCGGTATTTCATCAAACCATTCACTCACTGTGATTTCGTCAAGTGTTCCGCTTGAAGTTCCTTTTATAACAGCTCGCTCACTTTTTCCAGCGGGATAACCAGCGATAACAGAAAAACCGCGATTAATACAGTTTAGGGCTTGTTCTTTTGGTGTCAATAGTCAGCCCTCCTGAAAGAGTTGGTCAATCCAATCAAGTTCTGCAAGGGTGTAGCCGTTGACTGCATTATTAATCGCAATGCCTGTCCGTTGCTTTTTAATGATTCCAGCTCTGCGTTCGTCTTCATTAGTTGGGATAAAATAGCCGTTATCAATCGAACCAATGGCGCAACCTTGCTTATGGAGGTACTCAATTCTACTCTGTAAAGTACGAAAATCAATATCAAGTGTTTGTGCCAATATTCTACCTTTGACAGCTCGGTCAATTCCTCGATGTTCAGCAAGAAATTTAATAATATTTTGGTCTAACGTCTGTAAGTTTTTAAGTTTCATAGCTTCCCCTCCGCTTCGTCATAAGTCCCCCACATAGAAATAATAGTCTTGATAAAGCTATCTATGTCTGTACAGTCCCTAGCGTCCGCAATTAACACATTCAGCAAAATACTAACTGCTTCAAGGTCTGAGATTTCGTCAAACTGGCGTGTAACTGCCAGCAGGTCATCGCCTTTGTATAAAGTTTCAATGGTCAGATTTTTTATTTCAATATCAGGTTGAGCTTTCAACATTTGATATGCTGCGCCACTCTCCATAAATTCAGAAAGTTCTTTTTGTTCATCATCACTCAAATTTTTTAATGTCATTTTCTATTTTCCTTTATTTGTAATTTCATGACAGCCAGATCTCTGCCTAAAAAGGGTACTGATTGCGTGCATAAGTTGCTTTTCACTCCGCTGGGTAAGATTATGCCTGTACTTACTTCAAACTGCTGTATTAAGTCGTATTTGACCGCTCGTGCATTGTGAATCATCTTAAACGGGTGTTTGCCTACTGGTCTAAAACTATTCCGTCCGTACCGTTTTATAGTCGTGTAGCCTTGGTGGTGTTCAATCATTTCGCTACCTCATCAAAGAGACTGATTTCTCCACCCTCTTTTTCGCCCTCAAATCGGACACCGTGCTTGTATTTACGAACTTTAAAGCTGTAATCAACCGTGCCTGTGTTTGCATTCAATGGGTCTATTTTTTCGCTTTGCTTGTCTGTAAGTTCTGTATGATAGGCTTTTAAACTTTGCATTCCTACGCTATCAATACCAGCCACATAAGGGCAAGCTCTAATAATATTTGTCATTTTCTCAATCCTCTAATAAAATTTGCCTTGCCTGACAAGTTGCTAAGTATCTATGATGATGAACTTGCATATATCATCAATCAGATAGTAAATAAGTGAGGTTTTGTATCGTGGTTTATAGCGATTCAATCCGTGCTTTTCCCAATTATCAAGTGTGCCGTCTGATATATCTAAGTCTTCCATAACACGCTTTTTAGAGATATAAGGTAATACCCGCTTTTCATTTCTGATTTTGAGCTGTGTACCAAGATACTTATTAAATAAATGAATGATTTTATCCACTAAGCCACGGGCAACAAGGTTTATTAAAGTGTCATCATTCATTTTTGCCTCCGTTTTTACGTTTAGAGATAACTTCCAGTACTGCATAAGTAAGTTTATCCTCACTAATTCCTAGCTCATTAGAAAGCTCTGAAACATCTTCGGAACTGATAATATCAAATGCTGTCATTGCCTTGTGCTTGGTTTTTCTACGTTGTCTTTCCTGACGAACACCACGATTAAACGCAACATCATATAAGTATTCATAAGCAAAAATGCGCATCCAGTCTTGCCAATTTTCTTTATTTGCGTTGTGATAGTCCATCAAGATAATTTTTTCCTCGATAATGTCAGCTAATTGCATAACACCCTCTGTAACGCACCCCTTATAATCTGTTTGTTTAATTTCTTGCTTAATGCGGTATTTTTCAGCTTGATTATTAGTGATTTTAAGTTTTAAAGGTTGCTTAGAATCTAGGTAAAAAAGTTTGCTTGTGATTATCCCTAAGGCTCTATCTTTCTTATCGAATGAAAGTGTTATTCCTGCCCTACTTTTATAGGCATTTAATTCAAATGTTTTAAATTTCATGCTTTACCCCTTATTTCTACTTGAATGTTATTTTCTAAAGTTGTGAAAGTCACTACTGATTGACCGTCAAACAAGCGATAAACGTACTCATTAAGCTGTATAAAGTGTCTTGCTTTGGCTTTTAATAAGTCCATGAGTTCAAATGCGATTGAATCATCTAAGATATAAGTTTCTTTGTTTGCTGTATTATTCATTTTTAGCTCCGATTCTATTCAATTATTGATACGCCGATAATGTTAGCAATGGTCATAAGGTAATCACTGACATGATCTGATAAGTCCTGTGCGTTACCTTTGGTAATAAAGAGAGTGCCTTTATCGTCTAACTCGAAACTTTCATAAGTTCCGCTTGCATAATCATTAACAGCTTTGTAGATGTTTTGTATATACATCTCAACTTCTTCGATATGAATTTCTAGTTCTTCAAACATGATTTTACCTTTGAATTTCTAGGGCTAATTTGTATTTTAGGGTACAAAAAAACTCTATTTCTCGCACTTTAAAAAATGCGTGTTGAAAAAGAGTTCACTTCTTGATATAATATATTTATCGAGTGAAACTCTCGGTGCTAAGTGATTATCGGTTGACCGTCCAAAGTTAAGCCTTTAATCACTTTTTTATTTTAATTCATCTTTCAATTTATGAATGCCTGTGCGTATTGCTACGCTTTTACTAACTTTTTTCTTAGCAATGTATTCCTCTAAGATGTCATTAGTTTCATCATCACTCATAAAAGACATAGTTTTTGTTTTGGGTTTTTCCGAAAACGGTCGCCCTAGTTTCTTTTTTTCTTCCTCAGTCACTTATAAAGCCTTTCTTTAGAATATTGTAAATCAGCTAGTACTCGTTTTTCTTTATAGATTTAACCCTTAACTAACTTACATTATCTATTATATAATAGATAAATATAATTGTCAACAATTAACTATTAGATAAATCATTTTTCAAGAAGTTCACTCTTATTCAATTGTCAAAGGTCAATCAGCTTTGATTTTGCTGATAATTTTTGTTAGAATGGAGTAAAGCAAAGACCTGCAAGGCTTGCCTTACTATTTTTAAAAGTCGTTTTGATGGGGATCAGTTACGGCTTTTTTGTTGTCATTGTGGCTTTAATAGCTGTTTTGATAGGCTCATAATCAGAACCAGCTTCAATCATTGCTATTGCGATACTTTCAAGCATTTTGTAACGTTCCATTTCCTCTGAATTTAAGAGGTCTAAGAGCGTTTTTTCTTTTCGCCAGTCTGTATCTCTAGCTTGTATCTGCTTCTTGGTTAGTCCTGTCACAGTAGTAGCAAGCAAACTTCTAATAATGGTGTGCCATGTATTTCCATGACGTGGATAGTGTACCCATTCTGAAATAGATTGATGAAGATTAACACCTTTTGGCTTCTCGACTGCTCTTGCAATCTTTCGTGCCTGAAGCTCTTTTTCCATTTCATTAAATCGTTTTACAAGAGCCAGTTTAAAAGCTCGAACTGGTTCGGTATTGTCTAGCCATGTAATAAGTAACATAGCTTGGTTACGATTGAGTTGATAAATTTTTGTTGGACGTCCACCAGTTGAGCCTTTAATAGGTTTTGTCATTTCAAATGACAATATCCCTAGCTCTTCAAGGTCTTGTTTATTGTTATCAATCAGTTTACGAACTGAAATTTTATTAAGTCCTGCATATTCAGCAATAACGACATGGTTAGTTACAACTTCCGCTTTACTCATGTCAGGACTGGTTAAAAATGCTAAGTCTTTCATTTATCCTCGTTTCTACGTAGTTTTATGACATCGCAGTCATAGTTTAGAGCCATGCTTAGGCTATGAAATCAGGAAAGATACTTACAAGGACGTGAATACCTTGTGTACGTTCGTTAGATAGAAATTACTTATAACTATCAACGATTGTTCTCTTTGATGATTTATTTTTTGTCGTTCTGAATTTGTGTACTTTTTGAGCTAATTTTAACGGCTTCAAAGACTGCCGTTTCATCTACTCCTATAATTTTAGCTATTTTTCTAAGTTCTGCAATACTAAAGCCGTTTTCTGGGTCTTTTTTCTTATTCCAAAAGTTCCATTTTTTCAGTCCTAATTCTTGTTGGACAAATGAAATCATGAAACCTTTAGATTTAATAAGCTCGTCTAAAGTCATATTAAATCTCCTTCGTTTCGTTTATGTGTACTATAATAAACTATTTTTTTTGCATTGTCAATTAAAAAGGTACGCAAAAACAAAACTTTTTGTGCTATAATATTTTTAATAAAATAAAAGGTGTAAGAGAATGAATGATATAAAGTTTGCTGAAAACATCAAAGAGTTCAGAAAAGCTAGAGGGTTTTCTATGGAAGAACTCGGAAAAAGGGTAGGAAAAGCAAAATCATCTATATCGGCATGGGAAAACGGGAAAAGAACCCCTAAAATGGGAGAAATTCAAAAGATAGCTGATGTTCTAGGTGTTACAAAAAGTCAATTATTAGGGATTGAGGACTCAAGTAAAGATGAATATATTTATGAAGAACTAAGGCGAATATGGTTTGAGTTCATTTTTAGAAAGGGTGTCAAAGAAAACGTTGAAGTGGCGAAAAAAGCCGTGGAAATAATTGCATCGGTATGTCAAGATAATCTAACAGAATTCGACAAAGATTTGTTTGATAAATCTTACGAAATCAACAAAGCTCTAAATCCTATTTCAGATTTCAACAGTTTAAGACATAGCTCGGTAATGAAACTTATAGATGACGATAAGGAATAAACCATACTCATGTAAAATTTATAATCGAAAAAATAAGAAGTAGAGCTTCTACGGCTATCATCACAACGCTTATGACGAGGCTCGTGCGTTGCTGTATGAGCTGTGCTGGTTTGAGTTGGTGGGTTAAAAAAGGAGGAAACATGAAACTATCGGACTACTTAAATAGTATTGATCACTTAGATGAAAGAATGGAAAAGGCTGTAATTATAGCTGGGTATGAGAAAATGTTTGGAGAACACTACAGGCTACCACAAGAACAGTTTGCTGACCTGATGGAATTACCTTTGCCAAAATTAAGAAGAGTTATTCATGAAATGAAAAAAGCAATAGATTAGAACTTTAATAGTGCTAAAGTCTATATATCTGTAAACCTCAACATTTCTCAACATAGCTCTAAAGGTTCAAAAAGTAACCAAGGGAAAAATGCCTGCGTTAAAAGGCTTGTAGCAATTCACTATAAGCACATACCTTTAGTATTATTTAGTGCTTTTCGGATAAACCAATGCTTAAAAATGCTAAGGTTCAAATCTATATAGCAAGTCCTAAATTTTAGGAATGCAAAATAAAAAGCGCTTGTGCGCATGATATTTGTAAATCTATGTGTTTCCAGTCACTTAAAACTGGTAGGAGATGAAATGAGAATTTTATTGATAAAAATGATACTAAGACTAAGAAGCGAGCTTACAAGAGGGCGACACGGTTATTAATATCATAAAACATCAATAAATAAAATGACGTACCAAGTCAATTTAATGCTTACATTTGCCAACAATTAACAAGTGTACTTTTAGGTACGCTTGTTCAGTATGATACTGACAGCATGTAAATTTTGTATGTTGCTAGAATTTGCTGTGTATTTGTAACTACGGTGCTATAACATTTTTGTTTTGAATGGGTACACCTCAAAGTTACCCCTGACCTACGTGATGTCGGTATAGCTTTGTCTAGTGTTGATAACCTCCACAACTTTGAGGGCGTTAAAATCTTTACAACCTGAACCGCTATCAGTTTGCTTATATTTTGCAATGGGCTTTGTGGTTGTCGTTTGGTTGCGGAATGGTTGACGGCTTCCCCATTTATATGGGGAATAACTACATGTAAATTTTGTATGTTGTTCATACCCTACGTGATGTCGGTATAGCTTTCTGCCACAAGTGGCAAAAACGAAAATTTCGTTGTTGTTATTAAGGGGTCGTGATTCGCGACTTGCTAGGGAGGAACGAATCGGTACCCCCTTTTTTAGGGTCTCCAAAATCTCACTATATTATACAGAAAGAAGTTATATTATTTTATGGAAGTAAAATATAAAAACAAATCAGTCGAAGTATGGGAAATTAGTAAAACAAATGAACAACCTGATTGGGTTAAGCAAGCGTTTAAAGAGAATTATCTTTCTTGGTATGATGATAGATTAAAAATCCTTTTAACTGGTATAAATCCAACAGCTAAAAGAAATATTAAATTGGGAATAATGAACGGTATTTTGAGCGTTGGACAAGGCTTTGGTGGAACTTATGCAATGGGAAATATAGGCGATTTTTTAGATATAACAAACGGTAGGGTAATTTCTAAAAAATATTTTATTAAACACTACTACATTAAAATAGATGATGAGTAAAGTTTTTTGGTTTCACTTTTTTCTGAAACCAATAATAGGATATGAACATTTTTGTACAAATCTCTATAGTTTCACTCTAATCTACTCTAATCTACTCTAAACGCATAACAGCCAATTTTTCCGACGTTAGCAATAATGAAGATGTAAATATTTCTTACTAGTTGGATTTAACCCATAAAATAAAACAAGCGTATTTTCACGCGAAAAAAATGGCTTAATAAAGCTGTTTATCAGATATTTTCTATCAAATCACTCGTATTTTCTAGCGTAAATGGTTTAATTCGGAAAATAAAAAAAGCGCCCTAGTTTGAAATAGGACGCTTAGAATAAACTTTATGAAAAAGTATATTTTTTGGAATAAATAGATTATACAACATATTCTATAATTTGTACAGTAAAAAGCCACTCCAAAGAGTAACTTTATACTTGAAAGTAATGACATCTCAAAATCATTATACTTTCATCTTACACCTTTTTGTATTCAGTTTTAAATTAAGAAATAGAGACATAGTTTTACTCTTTTTTTAGTAAAACTATCCAAGGTCGAATTTTACGACTCTAGTCAATCAGCGTTATTCGAGATATTCGAAAAATAATCGAGCAATTAGCTGACCACAAAAGTGTGGCGAGCTACTTTACAGAAGACACATACAAAGATAGCACAGGCGATTAAATTTATCATGGGTTTGAGCCATAACAAAAACAAATAGGGCATATAGCCTTTGCTTTAGGTCAGCGCAAACTTGCGCTCTCTAAATATGAGGAGCCCCCACTTTTCGGTTCTCAACTTTCGGAAATTTACGAAAGTTCATATCTGTTAAAATGCAAGGTATAAAATATAGAGGCGCCGCTTGTTGTTTTAATATTGTTTACACGGATTTAAAATCTGCATAAACGTGTCTACTTGAAACTCCCCAATATAATCAAAGTGGTTTATATCCACTATAAACTTAGAAAGAATTTACACC